AATGGTATTTTACAAAAAAATAAATACTTTAAAGATGCTTATGCATCTAATTTAAACATTTAATAATGGGTAAGTGCAAAGGAACTTGCACCAATGGTCTCCGTTGCAAACGCCGGGTATCTAGTCAGTTTTGCTCTATACATGACCCTAATATACTTTGTGGAATTTGTAATGGTCATTGCAATCTTCATATTCGTTCACGATTATCTGAGTGCGGTCACGTCTTTTGTAATGAATGTTTATCTAACTCTATTTTAAAAGACCAATGGCACGAAGGTTTTAGCACTGAAAATACCCTTCGTTGTCCAAAGTGTCAAATTAATTTAGAAGACAATTCATGGCAAAAGGTTACAAGTTTGTTAGTTGAGCGCAATTTACTAAAACGTAAGATTGTTTATAAGACATATCTTTGTTATGAACTTTACCTCAAACTCAAACCAATAATCGAATTAAATCATGAATATACTTATGATGAAACAAATGTAATCCATCGTAATCATGACCGTATGATTGGAACATCAACTAATCGATTTAACTTATTAAATGAAAAATATGTAGATACTGTTTATTTTGAGAAGATAAATCCAGGTGACTGGAGACATGAAAACACAGATGAAAGAAAGATTTATATCTTTTATTTGGGTGACCAGGATATCAAAAAATTGTTTCAGGATTATTTATGGAAAGAAATTGTGGAAGCCGTTTTTCATCCATCCAGAATTAATTTGGAAGAACTTGAAAATATGTAATTTTTTTACCAAATATTAAAGGACTCTAGAGGTCGCCTGAAAGGGAATAAATGAAAATGAGTTCTCGCCGAACGATTCCAGCCGCTGTTCGTCATGAACTATTGTCCCGTAAAACATGCGCAAATATTCCTAATAAGTTTGCACCTGGTTGTCGTAACTACATTTGTCCGATATGGAAATCAAATGGTGGATATTTTGATGAATCTGGTTTTCAAATCGACCATATTATAGAAGTAACACATGGTGGTACAAATGAATTATCAAATCTTCAAGTTCTTTGTCCATGTTGCCATTCCGTGAAGACCAAACGATGTGCCATACAAAGTTGGGAATTTACATCTGATGAAATTGACAATGGTCGCGCTAAAATGGAAATTGGTTTGGGAAAAAGAAAACGTTCTGTTTAAATTTAAAATACAAATAGTTTCACTTCGGGGAAACAATTAACGACGTAAAAACTTACATTGGAGAAACTTTTAAGAACAAATATCACTTATGGGGTGTAATGTTTCAAAAAAATCTCAACTTTCTGAAAAGTTAACAACTGTTATTAAAACAACCTTTACTCCAACTGGTGATGTTAAAAAAGATGAACTTCGTGCGCGCGGATATGCAAAAGCTGTTGGTATGGATCATGCAAATACCGAAATGGCAGTTGTCATGGCTACTCAGGGAGTCGATTCAGCTGCGAAGGAAATGATTAAAAATCACACAAAAGATGGATATTTTGATTATGCTGCTATGAGAAATCAATATGGATAAATTTTATAAAAATAAAAACCTTCGGGTTCCCTGAAAGGGGTTAAAAAGTTCCAAAGGAACGAAATGGATGATATTGTTCGAAAGTATTTTCAGTGTTGGTGCAATATGATATTATACTGTAGATATGATCGTTGGTGTGAAGAAAATAATCTTCAAAATCAAGAAGAAAAAAATTATTGTGAAAATTATACCAAATTTATTGGTCGTTTCCATACAATGTAAATTATACTTTAAAGGACCCTTGAGGTCGCCCGAAAGGGAATAAAAACAAATTCTTCCCGTAAAATGTTGCCAACCCTAACAAATACCTTTAAGTTTGTCTGTAAAGAAAATTATAGTTCTACTTCTTCTAAAGAAATAGATGAAATGTATAGTATTGTTAGAGAATGCTTGATGGGATCATGTTATGCTATAGTTGTAAATGAAGAAATTTTATATAATGATTATGACAAAACACATACAAGTGCTCGTCAAATTTTATTGGACCAAGTAATTCGAGAACAATTTGCAAATACACCTGGACATTTAATACAACCTAATAATAATCTAAATATTAAGATTTATATGTTTTCAGTTAATTCTTGGTATATGCAAATCTTATACAATAACGGATTTTTTAAATTATTATTTTTCAATTAAATTTAATTAAAAACCTTTGGGTTCCCTGAAAAGGGTTAAAAATTCCAATTCAGTTGCAACGTCTCAACAGTGTAGCTGTTCTTTTAAGCAAAGTATTATGGATATTGTTCGAAATTATATTCCTCCATGTGAATACAAAAAATGTTTATTTATTAATAAAGAATGGAATACTATTTTTTCAGTGACAAAACATCTTGCCCAGTTAGAGTATAAATTAAGATATGGAGGGTGGACTACAATATTTACTAAAAATTTCATTGAAAATCAAGAAATATCTACACTTGAATTATTAAAGTGTCTTATAGAAACTCTTGAATCCAATAAAAGAACTTACCATTTTACTCATACACCGTATAAAATGATTATATGGAATCAAATTAAAAGAAATCCGCGGTTAAAATTTATAAATCTTGATGGAATGTAAAAAATTAAAACCTTCGGGTTCCCTGAAAAGGGTTAAAGTTCAAACTTCGTTGGAATGTCGGAACATCGGATCAACGTAGCTGTTCCTTTTAAACCAAGCACAAAAAACTCATCGATACAGTTCTTGAGAAAAACAAATTTTAAAGTTTCTTCTACTTCTGCTTTTAGTCCATGGAAAAATAAAAAAACTAAAATTGAAACTTTAGATTTCCGTATAACTTTTGTTGACCGAAAATTGAAAGTTTCAATTACATCTGAAAAAAATTAAAAAAATAAAATAATTTCCCTTCGGGGAAAAACAAACACCATAAAGCTAAAAGGAATGGAGACTCAAATTCCAGACTCTAATCTTTCTGAAGAAGTTAATCCATTTGCATTTTTTCATTATCTCAAAACATGTAAAAAAGGAGAAGGTATTCAAATACTTTCTGAAATAAATTTTAAAACATTGGGATTAATTAAAGATATTTCATATTACGAGGTTCTTACATTTAAAACATTTATTTGTGAGCTCATTTATAACGGAATCAATTTATTTCCTGAAATTTGCGAATACACTATTATTTGTAAAAATAAAAATGGTATAAGTTCTCTTACACTAGGTTTGTTTGAAGATATTTCTGATGATGGGAATCAATGTATGGCAGCATACAGTTGCTATCAAAATGAAAAAGATACAGAACCTATAATTTATCACATGGAATTAAAAGATATCAAACATCTTTATTGTAACAATCGTTATCAAAATGTTGATAATGATATAGTAAATACATTCATGGTTTTATTATATATGGGTGGGTCAGTTCCACCAAATGTATCTACTGCATACAGAATCAACAAAAAATATTTCAAAAACATTCTAAAAATCAAGTAAACAATCAAAGTTGCTCAGGCAACAAAAAAACACCATAAAGGTTCTTGTTTTAAACCAAGCACAAAAGTAAATTTTCCTACGTTGCATCATTTAATGCAGTTTCCTAACTATACTCCAAACCCTATCAAAAACAGTTTTTTTTATTATGATGATTATTGGTGTCTTCGTAACAACCCAGCTCCTGTTCAATACCAAGTTCAAATTAAATTTAATTCAAATTGAATCAGAAATCCGTAAAGTTTATTTAAAGAAAATTATTACTATCCTTACAAACCACTTTTTAATTTTAATAAATTTATTTTACACTCCGAACACAGTAACAAGTGCCGAACCTTTTTATAATCGAATGTCATGTCAAAGGTGAAGAAATATAATTTAACTTAAAAATAAAGTAATTTGTTAAGTTACGGTAAATTAAAAACCTTCGGGTTCCTTTAAATGGGTTCAATAAATTATCGATGCAACGGAACTACCAATTGTGGAAAACGGTGCAAACTTAAAAGAAAATTTAGGGATTTTTGCAATTTGCATGAAAACCAAGAACTTCAAGCTAAAGAAACTGAAATGTGTGCGATTTGTTTTGATAATATAAAAACAAAAATTGTTCTTGATTGTGGGCACAGTTTTTGTAAAATTTGTATTTTGAAATGGATGTGTAAAAACTTTTCTTGTCCACTTTGTCGTGAATGTATAGACGATGACTACCTCCTCCAACAATCTTTTTCTTATGGATTAAGAAATAAATTACTTGTTCGTATGGAGCAATGTTATATGAATATTTCTGAATTGCCTGAGAGAGAAAAACAAATACTTGGGTTTTTGGGGATTAATGTCAAAACTTTTATGGGTGAAATTGAATGGGAAACAACAAAGCCTTATATAGATCCATCCATTTTAGAAAAAATTAATTCAAGAACCCTCAATGTTATTATGAAAATTAATGACCTCGAGGAATGGAATTATTTCAAACAATTCAAAAAAATTTATTTATTTGATTAAAGTTATTTTACAAAAAAAAAATACTTAAGCATTCGTGCTTAAACATTACCAATAAAAGAACAAATATGCTTCCTGACGTAATCGATAATCTTTCTGAGAGCATTCGCACATTTGCTATTACCAGTAATCAAGAACGTTTTGACAATGAACTTGATTTTATCATGAATAAAATGAACACTGTTGAAATTGATACGGAAGATTCTGATGAACAGTGGGATACTCTAAGACTTAATTATTCTCGTTTGAAATATCTTAATGAAACTGTTAATCATTTCAATTTACCAACTGAAGGTAAGTTTATTGAAAGTATTAAAAGATTTATGGATTCAATTGACAATAAAACTTTATTTTATCTTCGAGAAATTAATTGGTATAGTTCTGAACCCTCTATATTTAAAGAATCTATGGAGATAAAAGAGCACCTGGAAGCATCGTTAAATGAAAACGATCCTTTCAAGAGATTAACCAGTGTTGTCAATGCTTATAAAATTTTAGTCGACATAGTTGAAGATATGCGAAATGAAAAATGCGAGTGTGCTCTTGACATTGATTTTCTTAATGAATTTGCACCTCCACATAAACGTACTAAAAATTAACTTTCCTTTTCAGAGAAAACATCCAAAATTAAACTTTTATTTTAAAACCTTCGGGTTCTCCAAATGGAGTTAAAAACAATTTTCCATAAAAATGACAGTATGCCAAAATAATCTTTTTGTTCAATTTGATACTCTCGAAAAAAAAGATTATTTTTTAAAGATTTTAGAAAACATTGAAAATCAACTTCTTTTTCAATGTTTTATTCCACTCAATGGAACAAAACTAGAATGTTATGGTGTTGATTCTGATGTTTATATTGAACACGTCACGTTTGATATTTCTGATTCTGATACAATTAATATAATTTTCTATACAAATGAAAATCCATGTATTGAATTTTGTAAACGATTAGTTGGGAGATACAACGTAAATATAGAGCTTGTTTATTTTTGCGAAGAGAACAATTGTTCAGGTAGAATTCAAATATTCCATCACCAAATTGTAAAAAATGAAATTTATAGTTATTGGCAAGGAATGTACGTTTTACAATACGAGCTTTTTTGGGAACATTTAACTGATTTTTTTGAATCAAACCAAGCTAAAAATTTTATGAAGTTGCTTGAAAAAAATAACATGACAATTTTTCAAAAAGATTTTGAACAACTTCAATATCAATTTGATGAATTTAATTTAATGAATCAATTTAAAAACCTTTGAACTTTAAATTCTGATTTAAAAACTACTAATAAATTATTATCACAAACATTACGTTTTGATGGTATTTTCAATATTGTAAATGAACAATCTTTATACTGAGTTTCCCATTCTTTAATTTTATTCTCAAATAAATGTTCTTCAGAATTAAGTATATCTTCTATAATAAAATACCCATTTGGATTTAATTTATGTACGCTACTTTCAAAAAAACAAACATTAGCCTCAAATTTATGTAATCCGTCGTCAATAATAATATCAAAATTATCTTCTAAATGATTATCGCTCCACATTTTTTTAATACTTTCTGGATTTGTTTGATCGCAATAAAATGTTTTTATTTTTTCAGTATTAAACAATATATATCGATCAATATCTGCACCAAAAATATGAGAGTTTGGGAAAAACTCAGACCAACCATAAAGAGATGCTCCTGGTCTTCCTTCTTTACCCATATTGGATGGAATATTTACATTATTTGTTCCTAAACCCAACTCAAATACTCTTAATTGCTTTTCACATAGTTCCTTAAATATACTATAATAAAATGTTGTATAATTATGCCAACTATTCTGGATATTTATGGAGCCTTTATCGCTTTTGTTTCTTCCCATTATTTCACATAATGGAGTACTTATTTTTTCATCAAACAAATATACCATTTATATATAATACTACAATAATATAACAATTTATCTATATAAACGCAAAAAAAATTTACAAAAAAAAAAATACTTAAGCTTTCGAAGATTTAAACTAATAGATAATGATGCATGTTGAGAAACAGGAAAAAACCGTTTATTGAAACAAACAAATACGCACATACTATTATTGAAATTGAAACTCTTGAAATCATGTCTACTAAAGTTACTTCCGAAATGAAAATGGTAATTATGGAAAATGCTATTCAAAGAATAAATAAAGATGAAAATTTTATTACAAGTTTTTTAAATTATCAATATTACTTATTAAAATGTTATTTTTCCTTTTTGATTGTTTTATTTTCTAAAAAGTTTGTTATCCATAAAATCTTCTATTTTCAAAATGAAGAAAATTATTTATATAATAAACCATCAACACTTTATTTATACGACAATGGAATTTATTTTAATAAAAGCACTATTCCATATGAAAATATTTTGACATTTGGAATCTCAGGTAATTTATGCCAACTTCAAATTTTTGCTAAAATTGAAAACAAAGACTTAACACTTTCACTTGATAAACAACTCTTAAAAGTTGTTTTCAATATGGATAATCCTGAATTTTTTCTCAAGTGTATGAAAAACAATATGTGTTACCATATCAAATATAACAAAGTAAACGAAACTGCAATTCAATTTTATTTTGAGCACAGTTCCAGAAAGTAAAAAGTTGCTTCGGCAACAAAAAAAAAACATAAAAAAAACAAAGTAAAGATGAACTGCTACGCATATCCAATCATTTTTGACGCAATGAAAAGCAATTCAGATAATTGTTTGTGTTTAGAACTTATGAACTCAAAAAACATTTACATAAACAGAAAAGGTCATGATTTATTTGTAAAGTTTAATGGATTTTCTTTTAAATATACACCAAAAACATTTAATTTTAGTATTGAAAAACCCATTTTAAAAATAACTCTTATTGGAGATAAATATGGATGTGTATTCAGAGAAATCTTTAATAAGGATTATTGGAAAGCATCAGTAATTATTCAACGTGCATGGAGAAATAAAATTAATTAAACAAAAATAACCGTTGCTTAGGCAACCATAAAACACCATAAATTCTTTATTTAAAAGATGATTATCAATGAACTTTCTCTCCAAAGCGTTGAACTCAAGTTGCAGTTACTTAATCAGAAAGTTGATAAAATAATTGAAATGATGTCAAGTTTATTAGAAAAGAAGAAAAAGGTTAAACAAGAAGAGACAGATACTAATTGGTCTATTGTTGATTACAAAAATAGTGTTTTGGTTTCATTTTCATTTAATATGGAATTTAAAAATTATATCAAAGAACTTGGGGGTGTATGGATGGTATCTAAGAAGGCATGGATGTTTCCAAAGTCAAATGAAACAGAAATTGTTGCTCAGATTCAAGAAAAATTCCCCACATGGAATAAATTAATTCTATAAGTTTAAAATAATAATTAATTTAACCGTTGCTTTGGCAACTATACAACACCATAAAAATGTTTCAACCAGGTGATTTTTCATTTGTTGATAAATACCAATCAATTTTTGAATATGATTACAGTGTAATTTCTAGAATGGGTGATCTAGCTTGGAACTATTTAAAAATACATGAAGAAAATAAACCGAGTTATATTATGGATATTATAAAATCAAATATATACCCAGCTCATTCAAAAGAAACATATCTTTTAAGTTTAAATAATTTGATTCATATTGCAAAACATGGATGGGAACATTTTGTTGAAGAAAATTTAAAGAAATGAGAGTTAAACAAACAAAAAAAGATTGCTTAGGCAAATCAAAAAATCCATAAATGACATCTGATTTTAAAAAAATGATCGGTAACTTTTTGTGCGAAAAGGAAAAAAATGCATTTAACGAAGTTTGTAATTTAAGTGAAGTATTAAACCCACATCTTGTCGATTTAATTAAAATTTTGGTAATTTCTAAAAATGAAATGAATGAAAAATTTAAACTAATTGAATTTACAACTGAACACAATGAAATCATTCTTGAAAACAATATTAAAAATTTAAAAGAACTCAATGATTTAATGAATGAACAATTTAAAGATGTATTTGAAGAACTAAAAAATCAAGAACTTTATTTGAAAAATGTAAATGAAAAACACCTTGAAAAAATTGCAGAACTTACTAAAGCTACAGCAGATGATTATTTAAACTTGAAGTGCTCCAATAAAGCACTCGAATCAAAATGCGACCGTTCAGTAGATGTTCTTAAAAAATATATAAATGTAAAAATTCCTCAAGTTGAAAGTAAGATAAATTTACTTGAAAAGAATATAACTTTATTGGAAAGAAAAGTTAAAAATAACATTTTTAAAAAAATTTTTATTATTTATGGATTTAGTTCTTTTATATATTTTAGTTTTAATTATTTTTTTCTTAAACAAATTTAAGAATTCAAACTTAAAAAAAAACAAAAATGAATTACACAGCAACACCCGTAACCGCGCTTTCAAAGCGCAACATTAAAAACATTTCGGAGACTTCTATGGAAGATGCTAAAAATTTAATAAAAGAATATCGTGAATACCTTGTAGAAAAAACAAATAATCACATGGGTTATCCATACAATTTAGATTTTGATTACGGTTTACTTAATGAACTTCGTGACTTTAGTATCAATAACTTGGGTGATCCTTTTATTGAAAGTAATTATGGTGTCCATTCGAGGGCATTTGAAATTGCTGTTTTAGATTGGTTTGCTGACCTTTGGCAAATTAATCGTGAAGACTATTGGGGATATATTACAGCATGTGGAACTGAAGGAAATCTTCAAGGAATTTATATCGGTAGAGAAAACTACCCCAATGGAGTGCTTTATGCATCCGAAGATTCACATTATTCTGTTTTCAAAGCTGCTCGGATGTATCGAATGAAATGTGAAGTTGTAAAAAGCAATGAAAATGGAACAATTAATATTGAACATTTTCAGGAACTTTTAAATAATAATAAAGAATTTCCAGCTATTGTTAATGTAAATATTGGAACAACCGTCAAAGGAGCAGTTGATGACCTTGATGCAGTAATTGAAAGTCTCCAAGGATTTGATTTTTATATTCATTGTGATGGTGCATTGGCTGGAATAATGTTATCATATATGGAAAACTCAAATTACCTTTCCTTCCATAAACCAATTGGATCAATAAGTGTATCTGGTCATAAATTTATTGGGTCTCCGGACCCTTGTGGAATTATTATTACACGTTTGGATTCCATAAAAGTGTTATCAACTAATATCGAATATATAAATTCACGAGATGCGACTATTATGGGAAGCCGTAATGGACACGCAGCAATTTATCTTTGGTATGCATTAGTTAAAAAAAACAAGACAGAACTTTTTAGTGATACTCAAAAATGTATTACAGGGGCGCATTTTTTGTATAAACAATTGAAAGCACGTAATATAAACTGTTTATTGAATAAATGGAGTTCAACAGTTGTTTTTAAAATACCTCAAGATATTTCACTTATTAAGAAGTGGCAACTTGCATGTAGTGGTGATATTTGCCATATAGTTGTTATGCCAAATATAACCAATGAAAAATTATTGGAATTTATTAATGAATACAATTAACATCGTTTACAATTAACATCGTTTACAATTAACATCGTTTACAATTAACATCGTTTTAATTATAAATTAATAGTTCGTTAACAATCGAACCTGGGTTTTTACTATTGATGCTCCTTTTAGCCGGAACAATTTCACAAATACCATTGGTATTTTCTCTTACAAATGGAACATCTGCATTACTCAAAAGATACTTATACTTAGCGCTATTAAGTCTATTAAATAAAATTTGGTGTTTATTAAATCCACCTGCATTGTAATTTACAAATGATTCTTTATTAATTGGAGCATATGGAGGGTCAAGATAAACGAAATCTCCATAACTTGCCTTATCAAGAGCTTGTGTAAAATCACACACTTCAAATGTAACACCTTGGATAAGTTCATGAATTTCTTCAAGGTGTTTTTCATTTATAATTTCAGGATTATTGTAATGTCCGTATGGAACATTAAATCCATTTGGTCCTTCGCGGTAAAGTCCACGAAAACATGTTTTATTTAAAAAAATAAACATAGCACTCACATCGATGCTTTGACGGTCTGAAATAAAATTAAATTGATTTCTGATAAAATAATAATAACTTTCTTTTGATGTTTCAGCTTCGGTTTGAAGGTGAGGTTTTCTACTTTTGATATTTCCATTTATTTCATTGAATTTAGTTATAACTTTGTTAATTTCATTAAATAATTCGTTGTGATTGTTTTGGATATTTTTATAAACGCCAATCAAAGTTTCATTTGAATCACTTGCAATCACATCGTTTACACTTATTTCACCGTTTTGAACTTTCTCAAGGAGTTCAAACAAAACACTTCCACCACCCACAAATGGTTCGCGATAAGTATCGATTTGATTGGGAAAATGAGGTATGATTTTTTCAAGAAGTTGGGTTTTCCCACCTACCCATTTTAAAATTGGCTTAGGCATAAAGTTTCAGCGAAGCTGAAACGACGCAAAGATTTGCTTTGCTCTTAAAACTTTTAAAACTTTAAATTATTTAAGGTTTAGTGCTTATTAAAAGAAAAATGGTATGCCTACTTTAAAAATTATTATTAATAAAAACAACTTGGTTATTAAAAATAATTTTTATGATACACTTTGCATATAAATCAAAGTCTGTTCCCCGATCAACACAGTCAACATTACCACAAACTACTTTACCAACTCCGGCACAAGGTTTTACATTCCAACCAAAGGCTTAAACTTTAGCAATTTTAGCAAGTTTTTGACCAAACGCACTCATTGAAGAAGAAGAAGGTGCTTTGGACTTTTTCATAAAAAAGAATGCTGCACCACCACCAAGAAGAAGAATAACAACTGCAATTATAATATACATCATGTTATTTGATTTTTGTCTTAGAGGTGGTAATCCTTCAACATTTCTAAAAACATTAATGAATTTAATAAATGCTTCACGTTGTTTTTCATTAAACCAACTAGGATGATTCTCAAAATAGAATATACTCAGTTTATCAATATCGTCTTTGCTCGGCTTTATATTTTTATCACGTGTTGTTGGAAATTTTTTCTCTAATTCCTTTCCATGTTCTTCAAATAATTTGAATTCTTCATCAGAAAGAGTTTTTTTAAATTCAAAGAATGCAACTGCAATAGCCCATCTATCTTCATTGAGTAGTGGTTTTTTTTCAGTGGACATTATTTTATGGTACTTTAAGCGAATATTTAATTTAAAGAATTAAATTAATTAAAATTAAAAAATGGAAAACGTTACCACCACAACCGATGCAGAGCTTTCAAAACTCCACCGTGAGATAAATGATGAAGGAGGTATTAATAAAAAAAATTACTCAGATTCTGAAGAAGATATAAACTCAGATGATGAACTTGTAATGAAATTTGTTAAACCAAGGGGTAAAAGTAGTAATCAATTTGAAACAACAGGTTATGCTTTTGCCTTAAACAATAAAATGAGCAAACTTCGCTCTGAAATGGCACGTTTGGAAGAACGCATGAGATATATTCAACTTGATTACAATAATTGCCAAGTAAAACTTGATGAACAAAAAATTCTGTTGTCAAATATGAAAGTAAAATATACTCTTTCCGTTTGTGAAAACAAAAATCTTTTAAAAAAGAATTCAAATTATTTGCTTATTTTATTTGGAAGTTTGTCACTTAATTGTATATTTTTTCTAACAACAATTTTGAACAATTCTTATACCTAAAAATACTTAAAGTTATATGTGTTTAAAGTATAAACAAAATGGAAAAATCTATTTTTGATAACGATAGTTTATTTTATCACCCAAGTTCTTCTTTATATTGTTCAGATTTTTTATGTAATTGTATACACAATCCTACTTATATATGTACTTCCCTTGACAAAGAACAAATAATTGCCGAAACAAAGGAGCAAATGCGTAAAGAATTTATAGAAGTTTATTCTAAAAATGAAGAATATTATCAAAACTATATTTTTGATTTGAGTAAACAGTTAGAAGAAAAAAATAAAACAATTCAACAATTAGTTGATATGTTGCATAAAAAATAAATTTAATTAAGTTCATTTTTTTTAAAAATGAACTCATTTAAATAAATAATTTGTTTTTAAATTAAGCTTTAAAATGGAAAACTTTATCTTTAACTTTAAAAATTTTATAAACGAAAATTTAACAAATGATGAACTTATTTTTTTATCTTGTTATGGATTTTTAAATGCATGTTACCATGGATTAATGGTTTCATATTACTTAAGCCCATATATATTTCCTAGACATTGTGGTTTTTTTGATTCTGATAGTGATACAGAAAGTGAAATTAATGAGTATTCTGGTGAAAGTTCAGAAGAAGAAGAATATGATGATAGCACTGACAAAACTTATATTCAACCATCAAATTATACATCAAAACTTCGTAAACGTAAACGTAAACGTAAATTTATTTAAAAAATAGCCGGATCTTTTTATCAAGAACCATTAAATGAAGAGAATATTTAGTATTGAGGGTAATATTGGTTCAGGTAAATCAACGCTTATAGAATTTCTCAAGAATTCAAATGAAAATTTTATTTATTTACCAGAGCCTGTAAATGTATGGAATGAAATAAAGGATTCCGAGGGACTCACAATTTTAGAAAAGTATTATAAAGATCCAGACCGTTATGCATTTCCCTTTCAAATGATGGCATACATCACACGTTTAAGTCTTGTTCGGGAAGCAATTCGCTCAGCACCTGATAATTCGGTTATAATAACGGAACGTAGTATTTATACTGACCGTGCAATTTTTGCCAAAATGTTACATGATTCAGGAAAAATAGAAGATATCTGTTATTCAATTTATCTCCGTTGGTTTGATGAATTTTCCGAGTCAAATCTTGATGGTATCATTTATGTTCAAACAAGTCCCGAAACATGTTTATCACGGATTGAAAAACGTAATCGCAAGGGTGAAGAAACCATACCACTAAGCTATCTTGAGGATTGCCACCGTTATCACGAAGAATGGATAAATAATTGCAAAAATGTTTTATACATTGATGGACATCCTGAGCAATCCATGGAAATTATATACAACATTGAAACCTTTATAAAACCAGAAAAATCCAGTTGTCCTTCACAATTTAATTAAATTCGTTAAAAAAACAAAAAAAAAGTAAAAGTAAAAATAAAACGATATGTCTAACTCAGCAGAAAAACTCGTAAAGCAAACAATCAAGCTTCTTTCCAAGACACAGGAACTTGATTATGAAGAACTTAAACTCGATGCTAAGAAGCTCATTCGTGCAGCCCGCAACTTTGATGAGTCACTTCTAGGAATCATGGAATCAATCATGGATCTTGGAAATGTTGGTTCTGAGGAGGAACTTGAGGATTTTGATCCAGAGGTCCTTAAGATTTATTGTCGCATTAAGGAACTCGACTATTCAGGTTCTGACAGAACACTTCGTGCACGTGTATGGAACCATATTGAGGAAGAATTCGAGCTTGATTCTGATGATGATGAAGAAGAAAGCGAAGATGAATCTGTTGTTGAAAGCGAAGTTTCAGAAGAACCAGAACCCGAACCAGAACCAGTAAAGCCCAAAAAATCCCGAAAGTCAAAGGAATCGGCTGAACAGGAAGTTGTTATCATTGGTTAAAAGCAAAACTGTGTTTTGCGTCGGAAGAAGCTAAGCTTCTTCCTTTTAAAAGAAAAGCTTCGCTTCGCTTTATCCGAAAGTATTTTCAGTTGTATAAACTATGTATAAAAAATTATCTTCTGAACGGTATTCTTGGTAAATATCTCCAAGAGTAGTGTTCATAGGAACCAAACAATTTTTAACAAAAATAAATATGGCTTGTTTATCAGTTATATTTATTTTTTTTCTAATAATGCATAATAAACTGGCTATAGAGAGGGTTTTAGGTATAAGGTATTTTTGTTTATCAAGATCTGGGAGTTCATTTTTAGCTTTTTTGATTATTACAGGAACACAGTCTGGATATTTAAAATTTAATCTTTCACTATATTCTTTTCTCTTGTCTAAAGAGTAGTCATCAAATGTTTCAGGTATCTTGAATTTCATTTTTCTTTAACAATTATTTTAATTAAAAAAATAAATGTGTAATTTAAAAAGAGAAGCGATATGTCTGTAAATATATATGATTTACTAGTTGGTAATTTAACAGTTAATGGAAGTTATCGTGTAAACATTGACCCTGTATCAATTGGGTATAATGCTGGTGAATTCGCTCAATCAAGTTATAGCATAGCTATAGGATACGAAGCAGCACAATATAATGAAGCTTTTTATGGAATTTCAATTGGTTATAAAGCTGGTCAATTTGATCAAGGTCGTGGTAGTAATGATTCAACAAATGGAATAGATGGTGCTATAGCAATCGGAAAACAAGCTGGACAATACACCCAATGTATACAGGCTATCGCAATTGGCACAAATGCAGGAAATTTAAATCAACTTACTGGTGCAATTGCCATTGGTTACAATGCAGGAACATCAACCCAAGGATATTCTGCAATTGCTATTGGTAATTACGCTGCTCAAATTAATCAGTCCACTGGTGCAATTGCTATAGGAGGTGTTGCTGGACGATACAACCAGTCAACTGGTGCAGTTGCACTTGGAGATTTTGCAGGTGAAACTGGACAAAATCAATTTGCAATTGCTGTAGGATGGCAAGCAGGACAAACAAACCAAGGTGAAAGTTCAATTGCTGTAGGAACAAATGCAGGTCGATTAAACCAAAGTTCAAATTCAGTTGCATTTGGAACAAATGCAGGTAGTTATGGTCAGCAATCACAATGTGGTGCATTTGGTTTTGGTGCAGGAGAAACAAATCAAAACCAAAATAGTATTGCTTTGGGGTTTCTTTCGGGTAATATTAATCAAGGACTTGCATATTTAGACCAAGTTCTTGGACCAGCTCCAGGTGGTTATTGTGTTACAATTGGTGCAAATGCAGGTCAAACAAACCAACACGAAGGAAGTGTTTCTATAGGTAGCAATGCAGGTGCTTTTCAACAAGGGATTTATAGTTTTCCCGAAACATCTTTTACTGGAGGTAACTGTATTGCAATTGGAACAAATGCTGGGCAAACAAATCAAAGTATAAACAGTGTTGCTATTGGTTCGGGTGCGGGATCGGAGTTTCAAGGTATTTACGGGGATTCTTACGGTAACAGTGTTGCAATTGGCAGAAATGCAGGTAATTATTACCAAAATGGCCGTACTGTTTCAGTTGGTAACTCAGCTGGTGAAATAGGACAAGGGTACAATTCAGTTTCAATTGGATTTCAATCTGGGCAATACACTCAATCAAATAATTCAGTAGCAATTGGCAGAAACGCAGCGAGATATACTCAAAGTGCAAATGCAGTTGCAATTGGTATCGCAGCAGCACTGTTTGCTCAAGGAACAAATTCAGTTGCTATTGGTTCAAGTGTAGCAGGAATATATCAGGGAGAGTCAGCAGTAGCAATTGGTTTTGATGCTGGAAACAGCACACAAGGTTATAAAAGCATTGCTATTGGAGATAATTCAGGATACCAAATTCAAAGTTCAGGGGCTATATCACTAGGATACTACGCAGGAAATCTTACACAGGGAACAAATGCAATTGCTATTGGTGTAAATGCTGGAAAAGGATTTTACAATAATATACCTATTGGTGGAGTTCCTGTAGATAACCCCCAATACCCCGAGGCCGTAGCAATTGGAGATGAGGCTGGTTTTGCTGGACAAGGAACTGGTAGTGTAGCTATAGGTCAACAAGCTGGAAAATCATTCCAAGGACCGAATTGTGTTGCAGTAGGGGTTAATGCAGGTGGGGGTATACCTGTATTTGGTTATAATTTACCTGATTACCAAAGTGCCCAACAGTCAGGTGCTATTGCGATAGGTTATTATGCTGGCCAATCCATTCAAGGAACAAATGCAATTGCAATTGGTGCACAAGCAGGGCAAATATCACAAAATAAGGGTTGTGTTGCTATAGGTTCTTTAGCAGGAGGTATCGAGCAAGGATTACGGTCCGTTGCAGTGGGTGGTCAAGCAGCATTAAACAACCAAGGAGAATATTCAGTTGCAATTGGATTTATCGCAGCTCAAGATTTTCAAGGGAATTCTTCAGTCGCTCTAGGTAATGCTTCAGGTGAAATAAGTCAAGGTAATAATTGTGTTGCTCTTGGAACAGGTGCAGGAAATTACATCCAAGGTGAAAATAGTATTTCACTTGGAACAAGTGCAGCACAAACAAACCAAGGTTCAAATAGTATTGCTATTGGAACAAATGCAGGAAAGTATATCCAGAGTATTAGTTGTGTTGCACTTGGAACAAGTGCAGCACAAACAAACCAAGGTTCAAATAGTATTGCTATTGGAACAAATGCAGGAAAGTATGATCAAGGTATTAGTTGTGTTGCAGTTGGAACAAATGCAGCACAAACAAACCAAGGTTCAAATAGTGTTGCCATTGGATCAAACTCAGGAAATTACATTCAAGGAGATTATTCAGTTTCATTTGGAACAAATGCAGGACAAACAAACCAAGGTTTATTTTCAGTTGCAATTGGAAATCAAGCAGGAGCTTATGCTCAAAATAATAACTGTGTGTCAATTGGGTACCAGGCAGGAAGATCTAACCAACGTGATAATTCAGTTGGTATTGGGTATCTAGCTGGTAATTACAATCAATTTCCTGATTGTGTTGCAATTGGTTCATATGCAGGTTCCACACTACAGGGAACATTTGCAATTGCAATTGGTTCAGGTGCTGGACAGGGATTTGCGAAAGCAGGAAATTACAATCAACAACAACAATACGCAATTGCGGTGGGATACCAATCTGGATACGCAAGTCAAGGACAAACTTCTATAGCAATAGGATACCAGGCTGGTTGGGATGTTCAAGGTTCTCAGTCAATAGCTATTGGGTGGAGAGCAGGTTTTGGACAAGAAGACCCATTAAACCCAGGAGAACCTGATTTGTTATCAAGTTCGGCGCAAGGAGCTAGAAGTATAGCTATAGGGACAGAAGCTGGATATTTTTCACAAAATTCTCAATCTGTCGCAATTGGGTATCAAGCAGCACAAACAAACCAAGGAACAACATCTGTTTCTATTGGATATAGGTGTGGTGCTGCTAACCAAGGTAACCAATCTGTCGCAATTGGATGGGAAGCAGCACAAACAAACCAAGGTTCCCAATCTGTCGCAATAGGATATGTAGCTGGGTTTTTATCTCAAGGTAACCAGTCAGTTGCTCTTGGCTATGCTTCTGGAACATGGAACCAAGATAACCAGTGTGTAGCAATAGGTCCACAAGCTGGAAATACAGGACAAAAATTTAGTGCAATTGCGATTGGTTATATTGCAGCTGCTAATGACCAAGGGCGTGGTGCTATTGCTATTGGAGCTAATGCGGCTACTGGAACACAGGGTTCTGGTGCTGTTGCAATTGGAAATGAAGCAGGTGGCCTTTACCAAGGAATAAACGCAATTGCTATTGGTGCAAATGCAGGTAAACTAAATGGTTTCACACAAGCTAATAATAGTATTATATTAGATGCAAATGGAGGAGGTGTTGTTCCAGCAAATTCAGGGTTTTTTGTTACTCCAATAAGAGATTCATCAGGAACAAATGTAATGTCGTATAATACTGTAACTAAAGAAATTAGTTATAATTCTACAAAAACATTTGTTATTGACCACCCAACAAAACCTGATAATTATCTTGTCCATGCTTGTTTGGAAGGACCTGAAGCTGGTGTTTATTACCGTGGTGAAAGTGCTATAACATTTGGTGATTCAGTTATTGTCAAATTACCTGAATATACATCGGCATGGTCTGATTTTACAGTTCAAGTTACATCAATAGGTAGACCACATGCTCTTGGCACTTCACGAGTAAGAAATAACCAATTTGAAGTATACGGAACTCCAGGTGAATTCTTTTGGACTGTTTACGCCAAACGTGGTAGTGTTAATGTTGAACCAAAGAAATTCGAATCCATTGTCAATGGAGATGGACCTTATCGTTGGATTAAACCGTAAATTATCTTAAAAATAAAATAACCGATAACTGTAAGTTATCTTTTTAAAGAATGGCCGGAGGAGGATTGATGCAACTTGTTGCATACGGTGCACAAGATATTTACTTAACTGGAAAACCACAAATTACTTTTTGGAAAGCTGTTTATCGCCGATATACTAACTTTGCAGTTGAATCAATTCAACAAGATGTTTTAGGAACTCCACAATTTGGTGTCCAGGTATCAGTTACTATTAGCCGCAACGGTGACCTTCTCAAGAGAGTATGGATTGAGTATTCTCCCCAGGACCTCCTTGAGGGTGTTAATTCAAATTTACTTGGTTATACCGGTCAAACAATTGCAGCAAACATTGGACATGCTATAATTAACAGTATAACACTTGAAATTGGTGGTCAAATTATTGACCGTCACTATGGAAAGTGGTTGACAATTTGGAATTATCTAACAGAATCAAACCCAACTGGTGAACAAGGAGCACTTGATAATTATGCAACTGGACCTGGTGAATATTCACCATCACCAGCATTTGGACCAGCTGGTTCAGGTGATAACTCCGTTGTCGAAGTATACCCACGTGCTACTAAATACAATAGAATGGCTTATACACATCGTGCCCAATGTAATGTTGTAAATAACGGAGGCGCTGCTCAGCTTGCTTGGGTGCCACTGCAATTTTGGTTTTGTCGCAATCCAGGTCTCGCACTTCCTCTAATTGCACTGCAATATCACGAAGTAAAATTGTTTATTAATTTAGCAGCATTAGATAATGTTCGTTCAGGTGACCAAAATACTGTAACTGGAAATGAGTTCCGTCGATTTGCTGTTTATGCTGATTTTGTCTATCTCGATACAACAGAACGTCGTCAATTTGCCCAAAACTCCCATGAATATCTAATTGAACAACTTCAAATTTTTGAATCTGTATCGGCAATTAACATTAAACTTCCATTTAATCATCCTGTAAAGGAACTCATTTGGGCACCTGTTCCATTACCCGTAGGGACAACAAATTCTGATCCACCAAATAGAAATAACATCATTCCAGGAGGTGCAACTCCAAATACTGGTTTTACACAAACAACTATTCAAACTCCCAACACATACGCAATTGTTCTTAACGGTTCTAACAGATTTAATCCACGTGATATTACATATTTTACACGTAACCAGGTCTGGGAAGCACATACGGGATTTGGTTCTGTTATTTATCCTGATAGCATTGCCGTTTACAGTTTTGCTCTAAAACCTGAGGAACACCAGCCTAGTGGAACATGTAACTTCAGTCGTATAGAATCTGCGCAATTGATTCGTTCACAAACATTCAATGTTAATACAGCAAGGGCAAGTGCAGATGTTATAGATATTTATGCAGTTAATTATAATTTGTACCGCATAGCGTCGGGTATGGGCGGAGTTGCCTACAGCAATTGAGCTCGTTTTTGGTTTTATAAGGGTAGTGTTTTATTCTCAAATAGTAAAATATTTAAAGAATTAACTTTATTAATAATATTAATAAAATGAGTTCTTATAAACCTAGAAATGGGCGATCAAAGCTTGATTGGTTTGTCGATAACAAGTTAAAACAAACAATATGCATGCTGCAAACTTTTTAAAAATAGAATTTAATGAAGATATTAGTGAATCTATTGTTAGATATCTATTAAAAAATAAAAATATAAATACAAAAAAATACAGTATATTTAGAAAAATATATGTTTATAAAAATAATGTTCTTATAAATACATTTAATAAAAATGAAGAATTTATGGAATTTTATAAATTATCTTCTTATACATGTAAAATTATTAATGGAAAACATAAATCTAAAAAATTAATGGATTGTGAAATAAAAATTATAAATCAAATTCCTGATATTCGATTACATATACCAGAGGAAATCGGAACTTATCGTGTTTGTTCATATTGTAAAGAATCAAAAGCATTTACTCATATTAATTTCCATTATATAAATAAAGAAAAAAATGTTCGTAATACACGCTGTAACGATTGTTCAGGTAAAACAATTGGAACTAAACATATTGACGAATTCATAACTAATTTAAATGATAACTGGAAAAATCATTATGAATATACACAATTTTATTTTGAACGAGATACTAATCTCATTTTTAATACACTTACTGGAAAATATATATTATGTAATCCAGTAATAAATAATAAAGAACTATTAAGTCGAAATTTAAAATGGGAAGCATTTAATGGAAAAACACCTGAACACAAAATTGTCAAATATAAAACAACTGATTTTATAAAAAAAGACAACGATAGAATTGAACTTGATAATTTAGAATGTGTTTATATTTATTGTGAAAATTGTGAAAAAATGATTGAAAATCCAAAATCCATGGACAATATTTATTGTTCTAAAAAATGCCAAAATGTAATTTTAAAAAATAAAGAAAGAATCAAAAGAAATACTGATTTAGAATTTTATATACGACGAAAATTAGCAATTCAAAAAAATACAAATAAAAAATACAATACAAATATTGATTACGATTTAAATTATCTTATATCTCTTGGAATAAATTGTTTTTATTGTAATACAGTTTGTGAATTTGGATATAACAAAGATTCAAACCATCCATCAACTCTTAGTTATGATAAAAAAAATTCAAATATTGGGTATATTAAAGAAAATATTGTCGTTTGTTGTTGGTTTTGTAATAGAATGAAAAATCAAACAAGTTATGAAGATTGGATGCAATTTATTAATTTTATTAAAAATACACATTGTTTAGAACTTAATTTAAGTAATAAAAAATTTGCTAATGAATCAACTGAAATAAATACAACAAATATTTGGTGGCATATTAAACAAAAATCACCAAAATATTATCATAATTGTAATTCAGCAAAACAAACTTTTATAAACCAATGTCGAAAACAAAATTATTTTGACCCAATTTTTAATTTTTTCCCAATTGTATATTTTGAAACAAATTGTTTATGGAATGTAAGTATAGATGCTATAGATTCAAGTTTATCTGAAGAAGAAAAACATAGGCCCGATAACATTCAAATAATTCCGAAATGTTTTAATTATGCTAAAAATACTCTTTCAAATAAAGAATTTCTAAATGAATGGAAACTTCGTGGGTTTAAAACAAATTTTTCAAATTGTTCAATAAAATTACCAAATGATTATGGAAATTCTTACTTTAATAAATTAATTTAAGTTTAATTTATTTAAAAAAAATAAAAGTTAACTATAAGAAACTTTTTAAATGGGTGGAGGACTTATTCAGCTTGTTGCCTACGGAGCCCAGGATATTTACCTCACTGGTCAGCCACAAATTACTTTTTTCAAAGCTGTTTATCGCCGCCATACAAACTTTGCGATTGAGTCTATCCAGCAATCCGTCCAAGGGCGACTTGCTTTTGGATCACAGGTTTCTTTTGTTGTAAGTAGAAATGCTGATCTTCTCAAAAAATTATGGATTCAATACAACCCACGTGACCTTCTTGGAGGTGTTGCTGGTTACAACGTCGCTGCAAATATCGGACACGCACTCATCGACCAAGTAGAAATCCTTATAGGTGGCCAAACTATTGACCGTCATTATGGAAAGTGGTTAACCATTTGGAATTACCTTACTGATTGCAACAATGAGGGAACCCAAGGACCAATTGACGATAACTGTTACGGACCTGGAGAACAACTATCATCAACAGGTGATAATGCTTACAATGAATACCTTACACGGCCAACCAAATACAACCGCATGTCATACAACCACCGCGCATACAAACCTGCAGTCACAGATGCTACAGGTGCTCCACTTTATGCATACATCCCTCTTCAGTTTTGGTTTTGCCGTAACCCCGGTCTTGCAATTCCACTCATTGCTCTGCAGTATCATGAAGTGCGTGTTAATCTTATATTTGGTCCATACAATGGTATTACTAATGCACCTACCCCAACTGGTAATGAATTTAGTAACTTTTCGGTGTATGCTGATTACATTTATCTCGATACTACCGAACGTCGCCAATTTGCTCAAAACGCACATGAATACCTTATTGACCAACTCCAACTCAATAGTAACAATACTTACCCAGTAACAAATCTTACATTTATTCACCCCGTTAAGGAACTTATTTGGGCAAAACCACCAGTTGTTCCAGTAAGCTCAAATGCACTTGGTGGTTCTTCATCACCAGCTGGAAGTTTTTATACAACAACAACTTCACAGCCCAATAATTACAAATTGATACTCAATGGAACTGATCGTTTTACTGAACGCGATATTACCTATTTCACACGTAATCAGGTTTGGGATTATCACACTGGGTTTGGTTCAGTTCTTTATCCGGACTCGATTGCCGTTTATAGCTTTGCACTAAAACCTGAAGAACATCAGCCCAGTGGAACATGTAATTTCAGTCGTCTAGATACCGCCCAACTTGCACGAACAAATACCAATCCAGTGGATGTTATTGATATTTATGCGATTAATTACAATGTTCTTCGGATTATGTCAGGTATGGGAGGACTTGCTTACAGTAATTAAACACGTATTTAATTCATTTCAAATTAAGGTGTTGCAAAGCAACACTCGAGCAATTAAAAGTAGCATTGTTCTTACTGGATTGTGGTCCAAGAATTAATTTTATTTAAAGAATTAAGTATTTAAAGGTTAATATGGCGCTTATATTTGACACTGAGACCAATGGACTCCCAATATGCAAAGCTTATGGTTATTTTCCAGCATATACACAAACAGAAAAATACAACAACGCTCGGATCGTTCAGGTCAGTTACATTATCACAAATGAGATGTATACAAAGCTCGAAGAATCAGATACCATTATCAAAATGGACAATTTTAAGGTAACAAATTCCGATTTCCATGGAATTACCGAAACTATTTCAGAAACCCATGGAATACCGTTTATCGAATTTGCCAAAGCATTTAACAATTCTTTGGATTTTGTCGATACAATCATTGCACACAACTTGAGTTTTGATTTTAACGTGTTATGTGCAGAGTTTTATCGTTACAAATTATACGACTTGATAAAAAAGTTTGAATCAAAGAAGCAAATTTGCACAATGAAACGTTACAAGAACCTTGTTTGTGCTAAATTTAAAAATGCAACTGGTTCTTTTAAAGGAGAACCTTCTACGCGTATCAAAGACCCCAATCTCAAAGAACTATATACTTACGCTACTGGTGAAGTGATGGAAAATCACCACAACAGTATGTATGACGTTTTAAATTTATGGAAAGCTGTTAAATTAATTGAAACTAACAGTTTTAATTAATAGTTCTTGCACTCGGATCTTTTGCCTCAACCCACTTGGGCATCCAAAAGTATGGAAGAATTTCACCCATATTTGGGTAAAATTCTTCGAATAACGTTCTGTAATAAACTTGTTCATTGGTTTGGGGTGGGTTGTGAATGTAAATTTTGTCGTTTTTTGGTAAACCTTTAATCTTTTCAGCTATAATGGTATACCATGAACGCTCTACAGAGCTGACACCGTCGCTAAACGCTTCCTTTGTGCGAAGAAGTATTTCTTCTGGAAGTAAATCCTTGTTCATAAATGCAATTGTTCCACGAAGTAAAAACTTCTCAGGCTGGTTGTTGTAACGATGGTTACGAAGGTCTGCAGGAAGCGAAAGATACACCTGAACCAATGAACGGTCAAGGAATGGAGTGCGTGGCTCCAAACCATGTGTGCTGATACAACGGTCACTCCGAAGAACATCAAAGTAATGGATATCTGTGAGAAGACGTTTGCATTCACGGTCAAATTCAATTTCTTCTGGTGCAAAGTTGAAATAACGGTATCCACCCATAAGTTCATCGGCACCATCGCCATTGAAGATAACCTTAGCTTCAGAGTGTTCGGATATATACTTTCCAACAAGGTAATTACCAACGCTTGCACGAACTGTCGTAGTGTCGTAGCTTTCAATTGCCTTGATAACTTCTGGAATAGCTTCAAAAAACTGGTCTTCGGTTAAAACGATTTGGGTATGCTTTGTGCCAAGATGGTCTGCAACCTTTTGGGAGTAAACAAGGTCAGTTGAACCTTCCAGGCCTATACTGTATGTTTCAAGTTGCCCCTTTGGTAAAAAACTGTTTACCAATGCAGCAATTGTACTACTATCGAGTCCGCCTGAAAGTAAACATGCGATTGGACGTTCTGTTGTTCCGATAACTCGCTTTCGAACTGCATTGTATAAAGTTTGGTAAAGAATTCCATAAATATCATAAAGATTATTGAAAATCATTTTGGAAAATCCGAATGAAGTGTATTTTTGTTGGCGAATAATATTTGGGTTATTATTTTTATAAAGTTCAATTTCCATAAATGTTCCAGGTTCAAATTGTTTAACATTAATTCCGATTTCCTTTATTTGTTTTATTTCAGAAGCAATTGTAATTCCACAATTATCATGGTAATAAAGTGGACGAACTCCATAGGGATCACGTGCAACAAATACCCGTTGAACGTTAGAATCATAAAGCACAAAAGCAAAAACTCCATCAAGAAGTTCAAAAAGATAATTAATTCCATACATTTTGTAAAGATGGATAATAACTTCACAATCAGAGTTGCTCTTCATTTTAAAATTTTTAAATGCCCTATAATTGTAAATTTCTCCGTTGCAAATAAGGTAAACACCATCAATTTCAATGGGTTGATTTGATAATTCGTCAAGACCATTTATGGCAAGACGGTGGAATCCAAAAAAGAGGTAATTATCAAGATAATTTTTAATTAATATTTGGCTTGATTCGGGACCACGTGATTTCCCTTTGGAAAATTGTCGTTCTATAAAATTTTCATTATAAATATTGGTTGGTTTATTAATATTGGGTGTATTTGTGATGTAAGCAAATATTCCACACATATCGCAAACAACGTTTGCTTTTATTTTTAAAGTTCACGTTCTTTTAAGTAGTTTTCAATTCTTTCAGAATATTTTTCCTTAACAGATGTATTTTCAATTTCATTGTGGTAAGTATGGAGATTTTTATCAAAAGATCTTTTTCCACCTGTATCTGTATTTCTATTTACTTTTCTAAACATATAAACTTCTTCTGATTGATAAAGATAATGAGCAATATATGCAGGTGTGAGATTGTATTCGATGTTATTTTGAATAAATGGATTTGGCTTTATAATTTCTTTATTAACGTTTTTCCCAATACCCCTGATCTCATACGTATGCTGAACAATAGGTTTTATAATACATCTTGGTTTTACAAATGTTTTTACATGAAAATTAAGTTTAAGGTCTGATTTTATAAAATTTGACATCAAAAGACCTGGTGGTTGTTTTATAAAACTATTTGTTCCAAACATTAACCAATTAATACTAATCAAATCACAATTAAATTCACTGAGAAAATCTTTAACATTTGAATGATTATTTAGAACTAAAAATTCATCTGCGTCGAGATAAAGCATCCATTCGGAGTGTATACTTCTTGCTATGTTTATAGCATTATTTATACAAATATCTTTTACCTTTGATGTTATATTTATTCTAAAGACACAAATTCTTGGATCAAAATTATAAAGTTCTTGAATTATAGGTTTTTCTGAAAGGTGGTCAAAAATATAAATACAATCGAAACCCAGTAAAAGGTGATGCACACACCATTCTTTTAAATTTGATTCATCTCTTGCGTTTGTAAATAAAACAATTTTTTTTTGTTTGGGGGTAAATGTATGGAAACAAATATCATTATCTGTTCTATTTTCAGATAATCCATGCATAAAAAAATGAGAACGTGCATTTTTAATAGTTATACCATTTTTAGTAAGGTCAGAATAATTATTAAGGTATTTTTTTGAATTAAACATTAGTTTAATTTAATTAAATTATATTAATTAATTAAATTAAACTGATGAAAATTTGTATTGTTCATTATTAATTCCTACTGATTGAAGATCAGGGTAATTTTGAATGTAAGTATTCCAATTAAAACTTTTCATTTAATCTGTTTACTTTATTTATTTTAAACATTTTTAATTATTTTTAGAAGTTTTCTTTTTGATGGTTTAAGATCAAAAATATTTTCTTCTATGTTAAGTTCAATCTCTGTATGTGAATTTTGTTCTTCAGTTTTATCACTTTCTTTAAGATTTTGTTCGGATTCTTCTTTAGTTGGTTCTGGTGTTGGTTCTGGTGTTGGTTCTGGAACAATTGGTGTTGGATCTGGTATTGGTTCTGGTATTGGTTCTGGTATTGGTGTTGGTTCCGGTATTGGTTCAGGTGTTGGTGTTGGTTCCGGTGTTGGTTCCGGTATTGGTTCAGGTGTTGGTGTTGGTTCTGGTGTTGGTTCTGGTATTGGTTCATGTATTGGTTCAGGTATTGGTTCTGGTATTGGATCTGGTATTGGTTCATGTATTGGTTCAGGTATTGGTTCTGGTGTTGGTTCCGGTGTTGGTTCTGGAACTGGTTCTGGTATTGGTTCAGGTATTGGTTCTGGTGTTGGTTCTGGTGTTGGTTCAGGTATTGGTTCTGGTGTTGGTTCTGGTGTTGGTTCCGGTATTGGTTCAGGTGTTGGTTCCGGTGTTGGTTCTGGTACTGGTTCAGGTATTGGTTCTGGTGTTGGTTCTGGTGTTGGTTCAGGTATTGGTTCAGGTATTGGTTCTGGTGTTGGTTCTGGTGTTGGTTCCGGTATTGGTTCAGGTGTTGGTTCTGGTGTTGGTTCCGATATTGGTTCCGGTATTGGTTCCGGTATTGGTTCAGGTATTGGTTCTGGTGTTGGTTCAGGTATTGGTTCTGGTGTTGGTTCTGGTGTTGGTTCCGGTATTGGTTCCGGTATTGGTTCCGGTATTGGTTCCGGTGTTGGTTCCGGTATTGGTTCAGGTGTTGGTTCCGGTATTGGTTCAGGTGTTGGTTCCGGTATTGGTTCAGGTGTTGGTTCCGGTATTGGTTCTGGTATTGGTTCCGGTATTGGTTCCGGTATTGGTTCCGGTATTGGTTCCGGTATTGGTTCCGGTGTTGGTTCCGGTGTTGGTTCCGGTATTGGTTCCGGTATTGGTTGAGGTATTGGTTCCGGTATTGGTTGAGGTATTGGTTGAGGTGTTGGT